CAATGCGAGGTTTTGCTGAAAACTGTGGTCTTATAAGTCATCATCATAAAATTAACAAAGATCACATAAATAGTTTAATCGCAACAAAGAATAATAAGCATAAATAAAAGAACAGAAAACAAGAAAAGGTGTAAAAAAAAATAATAATATATATTATGTTTGAATATATATCATTACCTGTATTTATAATCAGTCTAGCAATAGGACTTTTTTTTGTATATATTTTAGGACCAGATATGAAAACCATTTATGTATATCCGACTCCGGATAATGTAGGTAAAGTTCAATATAAAGATGATGCTGAAAATTGCTACATGTATAAAGCAACAGAGACAAAATGCCCTACCGACGAATCAGCAAAAACAATTCCGGTTCAAAATTCTAAAATAATATAAATATTTACCTAATATAACTATAACTATATACAAGAATATGTATCTGTCAAAATTCGTACATACAAAAACGGGTAGATATTTAATGTCAGTCATTTTAGGATTCGGTTTAGCTTCTCTCTTTAGAGCCGTTTGTAAAGATAAAAATTGTATTATTTTCAAAGCTCCTGGTGCGGATGAGATTGACGACCAAATATATAAATACGACAATAAATGTTATTTGTATAAATCAGAATCGATTAAATGTGATGCTTCTAAAAAAAATGTAACAATGTAATATTTTTATTGCGCTGTTGTGTTTTGCGTTATAACTATTATAATCAAATAAATTATTATAATAATTAAATGGATAGTAATAGCACAAGTATCAATGATTTACCTACAGACCCGGCAGGAGGTGGTAGCATTGGTGGTAATATAAGTTTTTCAGTAAATGAAAAGGTTGGTCCTACATCCTCGATGTCTTTAGATCAATCAACCATTGCGCAAATAGTAAGTGGATTACAGCAAGCGAGCACAACTGGTGCAACACAATTAAATTCTAGGGACATTCCTCGCACAACAGAAGCAATCACACAAGACGAACAAATACAGCAAAATTATATTCCACCTACCACAAATCACGATTATATTAAAGAAGCTGAGGATAATGAAGATATAGTCAATAATTATAATAGTCGAGCAGAATCCGATAATAATTTGGATAAAATCTATGATGAAATACAGACGCCGCTTTTACTTGCGATCTTATATTTTCTGTTTCAATTACCTATTTTCAAAAAATATTTGTTCAGATATATTCCTGCTCTGTTTTCAAAAGATGGGAATACTAATATTTACGGATATATTTTTACCAGTGGATTATTTGGTAGTATATATTATTTCTTATCTAAAGTCATGTTAAATTTCAATACTTTCTAGCTAAATCCATAATATAATATATGAAAAATATATTAAAAATATTTTATTATATACTGGCAACAGCTATAATAGATGATTGAACGGTTTAATCTCATGGATGTTATCTATAGTACATTCAACGATGGTGTTAAAATATCGATATTTTCAAAAATAAAAACAAATAACCCGATAGTAGACACATTATTATCAACACTTGTCCTCACACTTATGAGTTATGTAGTAAAAATAATATATGAAAATAATGGTATATCATTTTCTCTAATGACAGAACAAGGGTCTATGTCGTTGATTACTGATAAATTCAAATCATTGTTCTATAAAAAAAATGTAATTATTATTGAAGGAAAAAAGTGTTTATCTATTAGTTCATATAATGGGCCTCAACTATCATCTGTTTTCAGTGATAGATTTAATGCTGTATGGTCGGATATTATAAATAATATAGATAATAATAATACTATTTATTCAATAAAAGAATTAAGTAATTCTGTAGATATTCATAATAATAGTAACAATGGTGATAGCGATAATATCGAAAATAGCGATAATAAACTAGGCGCCGATTTATTTATAGTTTCACAGAAAACTCCTTTTATTTTTAATAAAGAGTTGAATATATATGCTATTACTTTGATATCATCCGAAAACGATAAGGATGATAAACACCAACAACAAGTAACGACAGATAAATTTACGATAACACTTTATTCATATCATACAAGTATAGCAATTATTAAATCATGTATTGACGATATAACAGACAAATATATTGCGGAAATAGAAAACCAAAGGAATAATAAAAAATTCATATATACATTGTATAAAACCAAGTTTGAAGCTTATAAATATGAATGTTGGAACGAACACGTATTTGAAAGCACACGAACATTCGATAATATGTTTTTCGATAATAAAAAAGAAATTATAGGTCATATTGATTATTGGTTGAGTAACAAGGACTGGTATTATACTATGGGTATTCCTTACACATTAGGTATAGGATTACATGGACCTCCCGGAACAGGCAAAACATCTTTTGTAAAAGCATTAGCAGAAAAAACAAAACGAAATATAGTTGTCTTACCATTTAAATTGATAAAAACAAAACGGCAATTGGACGATTTTTTCTATGAAAATATATATAATTCGAAAAATAAAAAGAAGGGAATTGGGTTTTCAGAAAAAATTATTTATATTGATGATATTGATTGTATTGGTGATATTGTAAAAAAACGAAGCACTGTAGTAAATACAACAACTAATAAATCTACAGAAAATGATGAAAAAAATCTAAATGTATCTGATGTTCTTCAATCATTGATTGAAAATAATAATAATGATATGAAAACCAAAATTTTACCTATGGTTATGAAACCAGAAGACGAGCCACTCACTTTAGATGACTTATTAAATTGTTTGGATGGTATTAGAGAAACGCCTGGAAGAATTTTTGTTATTGCTAGTAATTATTGGGAATTATTGGATGAAGCGCTTATTAGACCAGGACGCATTGATAAAACTATTAAATTGGGGAATGTCTCTCATTCGACTATTAGACAAATGTATTACAAGTATTTCCAGAGCGCGATAGATGATAGGAAATTGAAAAAAGTTAAAGCGAATTTTTATTCGCCCGCTGAAATAATTAATATTTATACAGAATTTAAAGACAGTAAAAATAAATTTATGGAACGATTAATGGAAAATATTAAGGTGTAATTATTCCAAATAAAATAATTCGTATAATTGATATAACATATGTTCTATTATAACATATACATTGTATTGTTGTTGTCTTAAATGGTCGACAACTATATCAAAACCTTAATAAAAAATTTACCACAGCCAATGTCAAATAAAAGCGATAAAGTTATTGATATTATATTAGACGGAGGAATTTTCAATGGAAGTTATCTCATCGGCGCACTTTTATTCATTAAAGAAATGGAAAAACAAAATTATTTGAAAGTGGATAAAATTTCAGGGTGTAGTATTGGTGCCTTTTCAGCATTTTTATATCATATAAATGCGCTCGATATAATAAATGAGATTTATGATATGCTATTGAAATACTTTAAGACCAATTATACATTAGATATTTTCGATAAAATATTTGATAAATTGGATAAGATTTTACCAGATAATGTATGTGAAACAATGTCTAATCGAGTTTATATTTCTTATTACAATGTTGTAAAAAGGAAAAAAATTGTAAAATGTAAATATAAAAATAAGAGAGAAATATTTGAAACTATTCGCAAATCATGTTTTTTCCCATTTATTATAGATGGTTCAGCAATCTATAAAAATAAATATTGCGATGGGTTTAATCCATATATATTACCGATTTGTCCAAATAAAAAAATTCTTTATTTAGATTTATATGGTGCTGATAAAATTAATTTTTTATTTTCTATTAGAAACGAGAAAACCAATTTTCATAGAATTTTAGCGGGAGTATTAGACATTCATTTATTTTTTATCAAACAAAGTAATACACAAATGTGTAGTTATGTGAATTCGTGGTCGTTTACAAATATAGTCCATAATAGAATTATTAAAGTTATTGGCGAAAAAGTGTTATTTTATGGCGTATATTTATATTGGTTTATTAAACGTTATATACCTGACGAAATATATGATAGTATTATTTGTAAAATAGTAGCCAAAATAATACACGATATATATATTATTTTGATTGAAAATTATAGTTTGTAATGTAACGCTCTAAAAAAATATTCGTTTTTTTGTTTTTTTGATATATGGATTAAATATTCTGTTGAAGCCTTTTGTTTTTTTCGATTTCCTTGTTTTTGTTGTTTTTGTTGTTTTTGTTGTTTTTGTTGTCTGGGCTATTTCATTCGCAATATTTTTAAGTTTATCAGCAGGTCTATATCTTAAAAAGAACTGGTCGTATTGCGGATCTTTAGGTTTTCCTTTTAATTCTTTGAATTTTTCCGATTTTTCAGCGCGCATTTCTTCCAAAGTTTGTTGATGACCATAACAGTTAATACTAAATCGTTTCAATAATCCTTTTTGTTCTAACCTATTTTGTTGTTGGACCTCAAAAAGAAATTGTGCCATACATAAAATACGATTCGCATCATAATAATTTCGATTAGAATATAAAAAGGCTAAATAAAAACTCAACATAGTGTCAATTGTAGCTATTTTAATTTCCTGTCTGTCAACATGTATTACATTATAGCTATGACACGCTATAGGTTCATAAATAAATGCCACTGTGTCTTTATCTACCATGATTTGTAAATGAGGAGCAATTATTTCACCGATCGCTTCTCTCTTAACTATTTTTACATTTTTAATTCCTTCATCCTGAAGTCGTTCTTTTAATATAGTCGCGATTGTTTCAGGGTCTTCAGATAAAACATCAAAATCAGCCACCTTTTTAAAGTGCGCTTGTAAATGCTTCGGCATATAATTAGAATACATTGACATGGCATACCCGCCGAAAAACACAACACCTTGATCTATAAATGTATTTTTAATAGTTTCGAATATTTTATCTTCATTTTCTGTATTCTCCATTTCACGTTGAAAATTATGCATTCCACAATCCTTGCCATGAAGAGGGAAACTTTTATTTAATAATGTCAATCTTTTCATCACCTTTTCCCAACGACTTGTATCACCTGATGGGCGTGATAATTCTAAATACATTGACATTCTTAAAAAATTGGGCGGCGCATACAATATTCCAGACACTTTTACAGTGTCTTTCTTGAGTTGATTAAAAATATCTTTATTTAAAAAAGTAATATCTGCTACAGGAATAAAATTTACAAACACCTTAAATGTTCCCTGATGAATTCCTGGTTTTCCTTCGACTTCGATAAATCCGGCTTTTACATAAATGTCGCACAATTCTTTTGTATCTTCAAGCGCATTTGGACTAAAAAAATCGAAATCGGGTAATTCTATATCACGATTATAAAACTGGTCTGATTTTGGTAAAATAGCATTAATAGCAATACCACCATAAGGAATTAATTTTTTAGTTCTAATGAAATTTTCAACGATAGTAAATATTTGTTTTATTTCGGGTGAGCTAACTATACTTTTACCTACTTTTTCTTCTGCTTTGTCAACTGCTTGTCTTAATATTGCTAATTCACATTCTTGGAAATCCATTTTACCATCGCATATATTATTTTTCTTATTTTTCTTACTGCTCTTATTGAAACTACTACTACTATTGTTACTACTACCATTATTGCTACTATTGTTACTATTTTTACTTATTTTTGATTTATATTTGTTATCTTCATATTTTTTTTTGAATTTATTTTGATGAGATCTTTTTTGATTCCTCATTGGTGTTATATATATTATATATTATATATATATATATATATATCTATAATATATCTACAGAATTTATTGAATATATTGGATATTTATTGAATTTGTTGATTTCCGTTTGTCTAAATATCGAATTTATAATAATCCGATGCTACTTGCCTTGTGGCATAACTTAATGCCGGGTTTTGTGGCGGTGGTTCTGGAATAGTCACAAGAACATATCTTAACTTCTCCGGTTTTAAAACAAACGCATAACCAGCATTATCAAAAAACATAATATTTTCTTGTAAATTAACATCGAATAATTGATATCGCATAGCAACCATTTGACATCCAGCTTCTCTACAAACCACAGCACTTGGATTCGGTGGATTAGATCCCTTATCTGGCATAGCAATCGTCATATTTCTTTTATTATATTGTTGAAGTTCATTCAAATCCGGCGTATTTTTAACATCATAATATCGCAGTGCTCTCATAAACATAGAACTGCTCGTCATATTCACATATTCATAAAAATCTTTATTATCCATAAATGATGTGCCATCCGCTTTATCCACGATAACCACTATTTTCCCACTACTTCCATTCGCTCCAACCAACTCTATTAAAGGCACATTTCCTAGATTATATCCTTTATTTTCAAAACTATATTCTGGTCCTAAAAAATAGGTGTCATAATATTTGAATATTTCAGCTAAAGCCTGGAACATGGCCTGATTTGTGCTCTTTATTCTTAAATGGAGTATAATTGGGTCAGATGGGTTGGGTGCTGTAGAAGTAGCAAAAGCATTATTAATTATTATAGACATGGCATCTGAAAATAATACATAATTATATGTTTCTTTCACAAAATTACTATCAGATGTTGATGTGGCAACGATAGGCTCATTACCAATAGAGTATATTTCGAAATCTAGACCACGACATCCCTGTTTTAAAACATCTTTTAAATTACATGTAGACACATAATCGTTTTTATATGCGCCTCCACTACAGCAATTATATGCTGTTTTTATATAATAATCTAAAAGAGTAAATTTACATCTAGGGTCAGCACTATTTATTGATTTTATATAGCCATTTGCTGTTGAATATAAACTATCCATAATTGAGCATTCCTTGTCTAAAAGCGTAGCCATATAATATTTATAAACCAAAGCTAAAATTATAATAGTAATAATAAATCCTAGCAATATTTTGACAACAAAATCTTCATTTAAGTTTTTAATGGTATTCATTATATCTTCAGTTCCTGACATTATATAATCTAATATAATACAACACAATATATTTTTAATTTTAGGTTAAACAAATATACAACAAATATACAACAAATATACAACAAATATACAACAAATATACAAGAAGTTAAATATAAATTATTTGTATAATATAATAACTATAATATGGCTGGCGGACTATTACAATTAGTATCAACAGGACAACAAAATATTATATTAAACGGTAATCCGACAAAAACTTTTTGGAAATCCACCTGGGCTCGCTATACCAATTTCGCACTGCAAAAATTCACATTAAATTTCGAGGGAGCCAAAACATTAAGTCTTTCAGAAGAATCCTATTTCAGTTTCAAAGTGAAAAGATATGCGGATTTATTATGTGACTGCTATTTATCAGTTGAATTGCCGAATATTTGGTCTCCCATAATGCCCCCTGTTCAGGATCCAAATGATCCCAGTGGAAATACAGGAATGTGGGTGCCGTATGAATTCAAATGGATCGAAAATCTGGGAGCACAAATGATTTCCAAAATAACAATTACATGCGGTAATCAAACGTTACAAGAATTTTCAGGTGCGTATTTGCTGGCAGCGGTCCAGCGCGATTTTTCAGCGGATAAAAAGGCACTATTCGATAAAATGACCGGAAATGTGCCTGAATTGAATGATCCAGGAAATTCTGGCGCCCGTGTTAATAGTTATCCGAACGCGTATTATACGAATTTGCCACAAGGCGCTGAGCCGTCTATCCGTGGGCGTGTCATATATATTCCTCTAAACGCATGGTTCGGTTTACGTTCGCAAATGGCCTTTCCTTTAGTCGCATTACAATATAACGAATTACAAATAAATATTACAATGCGTCCTATCCAAGAGCTTTTTCAAATTCGTGATGTATTTGATTCGGCTAATAATTATCCTTACGTCCAACCCAATTTTAATTTATATTACATGCAGTTTTACCGATTTTTACAAACACCGCCAGACGTTCCATTAAATGTATATTCTTATGTAGATACGCGAACATTATGGAATTCGAATATTAATTTGAATTGTACGTATTGTTTTCTATCGAATGAGGAATCACGATTATTTGCGCTTCAAGAACAGAAATATATATTTAAACAAGTGAGAGAAACCAAATTTTATAATGTGACCGGTTCGAATAAGGTAGAAGTCGATTCTTTTGGAATGGTTTCGAGTTATATGTTTTATTTTCAGAGAAGTGATGCTAATTTAAGAAATGAATGGTCGAATTATACTAATTGGCCGTATAATTATTTGCCGTTAGATTTAACCCAAGCGCCGACAGATGGCACATATATAATATATAGAACAGACGCGTCAGGCAATCCTATACCGACACCGATTGGTCCGGGTGTAGACCCAAATGGTCTACTAACCGGTTGGATGCTTACTGGAAATTATAATTTCGAAAATCAGAAAGATATTATGGTAAGTATGGCATTGCTATTGGATGGTTCTTATAGAGAGAACGCGCAACCGGAAGGAGTGTATAATTATATAGAGAAATATTTGCGCACGGCTGGGAACGCGCCGGATGGTTTATACTGCTACAATTTCTGTTTGAATACGAGTCCATATGATTTACAACCATCGGGCGCAATTAATATGAGTAGATTTACGAGGATAGAATTTGAATTAAACACAATAGTTCCGCCGTTGGATCCTTTAGCCCAATCGATGGTTATTTGCGACCCAGGAACGGGAAATATAATTGGAATTAATAAACCGACATGGAGAATTTACGATTATAATTTCAATTTAGTAGTATTTGAAGAGAGAATCAATATAATAACATTCGTGGGTGGAAATGCGGGATTAATGTATGCGACATAATTATTCAAGTGAAGAAACTATTTTACCATTTAAACAACATTGGTCTGTGGACTATCATACCTCTAGAATTGGAATATCTAATAAACTTACAAAAATAAATAAATTAATAAATAGTATAAATATATAAATGGAAGAACTTAATAATGATGATATTACATTAGTATATAAAACATTTGGTAACGATTTACAATGGTTACAATATAGCTTAATGAGCATTATAAAGTTTGTAACTAATTATAATAAAATAATAATTTATTGTCATGACAAAGCATGTTACGAATTATATAAATTAATAGAAAGAATAAATATAAAGTGTCAAGTAATACCAGTTACATATGACTTTCATGGGTATATTAAACAAATGGTTGTAAAATGTGAATGCTATAAAGATGTAACAACAAAATATATAGTAATATTAGATTCTGATAATATATTTAAAAAATCATTTAATATGCGTGATTTAATAAATAAAGAAGGTAAAATAGAATGGTTATATTCGACAAAAGAATCAGACCCAACAAATAAGGTGTGGACAATATGGAAAAAATCATATGAAGATATGACAAATACGAAACAAAACGTTCATTTTATGAGTAACGGGTTTCCATTTGTTTTTACACGTGATTCTATGGAGAAAGCAGATAAATATTTTAGATTTATACATAATATGAGTTATTCTGATTTTTGTAAACAAAGATTAAATAATAATAATATTAATATTACTGATAAAATAACTGATAAATTTATAACATTAGCTACTATTTTTGAGGAGTTTGAATGGCTTGGGTTTTATTGTAGTAAAAATAATTTACAAGACTATATTTTTTTACAAGAAAAAACTAATAATAGTCGCGAGGTATCGTCTAAAATAATTCAATATTGGTCACATGGTGGTATAACAAGTGACATTAAAAAAGAAATATTATCGTTATTAGGCTATATAGATAATGTTCCATTGAATGAACCAAATTCGAATGCTATGCCTATATTACTAGTGTCAATGCCACCTAAAAGAAAAAAGATAAAAATGATTTTACATTGAAACATGCTGGTGATAGCTAGAAGATTTTACATTCTAATTTTAGAAATGTAAAAAATATAAGAATATTATATGGTCTGATAATATAAATGGAACAACTTAAATTAAATATTTTGTCAAGTGCTAGAAAATCACATTTCACAAAAATGAATTTAAATGGAAAAAATAGTTCTGTCAATTTTGCTAATAATCTAGCTCAAAATAATCAATCTATAAAACAAATAATTTCCATATTTAATAATTCAAAAATAAAAAAACTAATAAATGTATATCAAAAATCCAAGTTACAAAATTTTCCTACTACTCCCGGTTTAGGTGATTATTTAAGAGGATGTTTTTTCACACTTCAAGTGTCTATGATATTAGGATTACAATTTGACATGAATTTAAAAAATCATCCATTATCATTATATTTAAATACATCCATTGAACAACAGCAAGCTAATATAAACACTGGCGAATTATGTGGATATGAAGATATGAATTATGATGGCCCAGGTAAAACCCATTCTAAAAAATGTATTATAAACTTAATTTCTCATTTAAATTCATTAGGTTCTAATCCTAATATTGATTCACAAGGAAATTATTATTTTTTCTCTAATTCATTTCCTATCTTTAACAAAATCTCGAATATTGAAAGACAAATTATTAGATCAAAAATGGAACCAAATGAAATGATGAAAAATAATATTGAATTAAATTTACAATCATTGGGCATTAATAAAAAACAATATCAGGTTATTCATATTCGTTGCGGAGATACCTACATTGAAGATACACATATAAATGAGTCTACTCGTAAAATAGAAAATGGAATTAGTATGAATAACAATCAAACTTTTTTACACAAAGTTAATGATGTTTTAACAAAATATATTAATCCAAGTAATAAATACGTTATTTTAAGTGATAACAATGAAATTAAATCATTTATAAAAAGTAAATTTTCAAATACAATAATTCAATTAAACAAAATAGTTCATTTAGG